GGGGGGGGGGGGGGGGGGATAGACGCAAGCCGTAGACACGTGGAGCCATTCCGGCGGAGAGGGCGGCAACGGTTCCAACGGCGGCGACGGTCCGCCCGGTTGTGTCCTCATCTACTACCGCGTATGCCGCGTAAGCTCTGCCGGACGGTTTACTACCCGTGACGGCAAGGGCTTTAATGAGAAATTCACAAGAAAGGTGGTTGTGTAATGCCTGATACTTATATATCGCAGTTTAGCGGCGAAGAAATCGACTCTGCGCTGAGAGCGGCGCAGATGATCTCCGGTGCATCTACGCCTGCTGAACTGCGAGAAAAACTCGAAATTCGAGGTGATACCATTCCGGTTAGCGCTGGGGATTCGACATTGATTTCTGAGGCGTTGACGAAAATCCCCACAACGTCCGGCGGCGGTGTCAACCCCAATTTGCTGGACAACTGGTACTTCGGGAGACCGGTGAACCAGAGAGGGCAGACGGAGTATACGGGGAACGCTGCATGCACGATTGACCGATGGTGGACGCAATACGAAATAACGCTTAGCATTGTTGACGGTGGTATAAAAATTGGCGGCAAATGGGATGTGCAGCAATACTTCGAAACCACTTTACCGAATGCAACATATACGCTGTCTCTACTTTACAAAGATAGAACGGGTTCTGATCCGCTACGCCTGCTTATCGGAAATCGCACAGATGGCGACCTCGCCCAAACAGAAAGCAAAGATGCAAGCGGTATTCTCAGCGTTACGTTTTCGACCGCCAAATTGAATAAAGTCAATTTCGGTTTTACTGGTTCAACAGATAACTCCGCTACCATCATCGCTATCAAGCTCGAACTTGGCGACACGCAGACTCTTGCGCACAAGGAAAACGGCGTTTGGGTTCTTAACGAAATCCCTGATTTCAGGGAGCAGCTGGCGAGGTGCCAGAGGTATTGTGTGGCTTTTAAGCAGTATGACGCTTTTTTCCCGGATGGTGAAACTGATTTTATTGTTGAGTTACCGCGTCCTATGAGAACTTCGCCTACTATTATCAATCCTGAAAACATTACGAACGTAACCAATCCAACGATGGTGTGGTATAACGTCGGCTCTAATCAGCTGCGCATTCGCTCAACAACAACACTGTCCAATAACGCGAGAGCAGTATGCAGTGGACTTGTTCTATTCTCTGCCGACCTTTAAGGAGGTGACACTATGCAAACCCCAAAATCCCGTGTTTACGTCCTTCTGGACAGTGAAAGCCGTGTTTTGCGTTTGGAGGGGGAGTATTCACTCCCGGCTGACCTCGCCGGGTGGACGAAAATTGATGAAGGCTTTGGAGATAAGTACGCGCTTGCACAGAGCCTTTATCTCGGTAAGCCGCTCTATGACGGCGCGATTCCGCGTTATAAGCTCGTAGACGGCAAGGTTGTCGAACGCACTGCCGAGGAAATCGAGGCGGATAAGGCGAAGCTGCCGAAGCCTGTCAATCCGAAAACCAACGCAGAACTGGAAAGCGAGAACGCAAATCTCAAGCAGCAGGTTTCCGCTCTTGTCGAACAGCAGTCCTTTTATGAGGATTGCATCGCAGAAATGGCAGCAGTCGTTTATGCGTAAGTTGTTGGCGGAAATCGCCTTAAAAATCTACATTTTATTATCAGAAGGAGAATTAGAAATGATGGCTATGTTATTTTCTCAGCGTGTGGTTCTTGGTAAGTGTGAGTTCGAGCAGGTTCCGAAGAAGCTCCAGAAGCAGGTAGCGGGAATCCTGATCGACGAATGCGGTATGCCGGAGCTTGTACCTGCTGAGTTCGGCGGCACGAAGGATGCTGTAAGTGAGTGACGCACTGAGTGTGGAGGGCAAGCGCCTACTGGGACTGTAAAACATACGCGTAAAGAGAAAGAACGCGCAAGGGAGAATCAAATGAACAATGTAAACGAATTTAAGGCCGCAGTTGCGGCGGGCATTGCGGTGCTTACCGCACTTTGGGGGTGGTTCGGCTGGCTGGTTGTACTGTTTGTGGCAGCGATGGCGGCGGACTATCTAACCGGCACGGCGGCGGCTATGCAGAAGGGCAACTGGTCGAGCAAGGAAGCGAGAGACGGTATCTTTCGCAAGGTCGGCTCTATTGTGGTCGTCGCGGTCGCAGGCGGCGCGGACTTGCTGATTGAAATGATTGTAGACCATCTGCCGGGCGTGACACTGCCGTTTGAATACACGGTGCTGCTTTGCCCTCTGGTGGTCGTATGGTACACGCTGACCGAGCTTGGCTCTATCGTTGAAAACGCGGTATCGCTCGGTGTACCGTGCCCGGCATGGCTGAAAAAAGCACTTGCGGCGGCAAAGGACGCAGTAGATAAGATGGGAGACGAGGAATAATGAGTATTCCATTTAAGCAGTGTAATTCCCGCAACTACCGCAAGGGCAGAGAGTTTGCAATCAACTGGATTTGCCTACACTTTACGTCCGGCAACGGCGATACGGCGCAGAATAACGCGGATTATTTCGCGCGTGAGGGCGGTTTGAACGCAAGCGCACATTATTTCGTGGACACGGCAAGAATCGTGCAGAGCGTAAAGGACAGCGACACGGCATGGCATTGCGGCAGAGAGCGCGGCGGCAGCTACTACAATGACTGCCGGAACGCTAATTCCATCGGCATTGAAATGTGCAGCGTGAAGCGGAACGGCGTGTACGTTATCCCTGAGGATACAATGAAGCGTGCCGCAAAGCTGACCCGTGAGCTGATGGCAAAGTACCATGTGCCGGTTTCGCGCGTGTGCCGTCACTACGATGTGACACACAAGGATTGCCCGGAACCGTGGGTACGCAATCCGCAGTTGTGGCAGAAGTTCAAAACCATGCTGACTGAGAAAGAGGTTGAAGATATGACTGAACAGCAGACACGAAACATTGTAAAGCAGGAGATCGCCAACGCTGAAAAGGCAAAGAAGGTTTACGACACGGTAGACGCAGTACCCGCATGGGGCAAAGAGACCGTTCAGAAGCTCATCAATAAGGGCTTTTTGCAAGGCGACGATAAGGGCAAGCTGGCACTGAGCACCGATCTGTTGCGCCTGCTGGTTATCAATGACCGTGCACACCTGTACGGCTAAAGGGCATGAAAAAAGAGGGCGCAATGCCCTCTTTTTTGTGTTGCATTTCGTGTTGCATGGGTTTAGCCTGTTCAGAGTATAACACGGCCTTACAGATTGAGATTCAAAAGTCCCTCGAAATAGTCATTTACCTTCGTATCAACGGCTGCACGGTCAGCAGAGAACGTATGCTGATAGACGCTTTCCAGAATACTGTCGGTAGACCAGCCGCCGCGCTCACGGCTGTACAGGTTGGGAATGCCGAGCGACACGAGCACAGAGGCGGACAGATGGCGCAGGTCGTGGAAGCGCATATGCGGCAGCCCTGCGGCCTCGATCGCGCGGACGAAGTGCTTGTAGATCGTTTCGCCGGTCATGGGAATAATAAAGTCATCGGGAGCACCGGTGCCGATCAGCTCCTCCAGATAAGGGGACAGCGTGAGCCGTCGAGTGCTCTCATAGGTCTTGTTCTGCTCGCGGATGATATGCTCCCCGTCAACGGTCAGGATGGTGCGCCGCACGGTGAGTACGCCGTCACGAACATCTTTATATTTCAGACCGCGCACCTCACTCATACGCAGGCTGAGCCACATGGCCAGCAGCGCAGGCAGCTCCACATCGGTTCCTTTGACTGCGGCGATGACTTCGGCTGCGGTCGGCAGCTCACGGACACGCTTTTTCTTCGAGGGGAGAGTAACAGTCAGAACCTTCTCCGGCGCCTGCTGCTTGATTGCTGCGGCGACAAGCCCCCATGCGTTTGCTACGCTCTTTGCAGAGAGCCTGCGAGCCATCTCATTGATGTACTTCTGGGCGGTGATGGTGTCGAAGTCCGCGATCTCAATGTCCGCGATCTCGCTCAGACGGTTGCGTTCCACGTTGCGGTAGCCTTCAATCGTGGACGGTGACAGCACGTTTTCCTTGCTGGCGATATACTCCACAACCGCTTTTCGGATTGTCATGCTGTTTTCTTCCTGCTTTTTGTTCAGCAGATAAGAAGCGGCGAGAAATTCTGCCTCTTTCTTGCTGTCGGCAGTGAATGACTTATACTGCCGTTTGCCGTTTTCGTCCTTGCCGATATAGGAAAGGCACCGCCATTTGCCCGACGGCAGTTTTTTAGCTATTGCCATAAAAATAACCCCTTTCTTACCACAAAAAAGTATGGTAAAATAGAGGTACTGATGAAAGCCGTTCCAAAGTTTTATCAGTACCCCGTCCCGTCTGTCGGTTGCCGCCGACGGACGGGATTTTTATTTGTCCGTTTTATTGGACTTTTTACCATATACGCCAAAACTGGAAGAGTTTTCATCTTGAAAAATCTGTCGTCTTGATGTATTATTATTTCGTCGAGCAAGTGTTCGAGAGAAATAAGGAAAGGTGCACTACATATGACCAACAATGAGAAATTCAATCAACTTATCAATCAATGCGAGTCGCCTCGCCTTATTTATAACGCTTTACTTTTGCTTGCGCTTTCCGAACCATGCGTTCATCAAAGTGACAACGCCTTGCAGAAAAAGCAAGTCGTCGTCGGGAAGCTCGCCGCCCTCTTCAATGAAGCCGAGAGCAGCTAACAGCTTATCGGTTTCTTCTATACTTATCCTCTCTGTTCCGGTTGCCGCCGGAGCGGAGGGGATTTCTTTTTGCCCTTCAAAGTTTGCGTTTTGTAGATCGTCAAGCGTACATCCAAATAAGTGCGCCAGTTTGGTTACGGTCTGCAACGTGGGACGTTTTGTTTTCCTGGCGAAAAGTTTCTCCAAAGTCGGCTCTGGTATGCCGGATTTTTCTGCAATTTCAGCAGTTGTCATTTTGCTTTGTTTTTTCAACCTCTTTAATGTTTCCACGTACATATTGTTCTCACCTCCTTGCCTATACAATATCACATGCAACGCGGAATTGCAAGAAAAAAATTTCCGTACATGGTGGAAAAATCTCTTGACTTCCACCAACAGTGGTGGTATTATGATTACACAATCCACCTTGCGTGGTGGAACGGAGGTGATTTGATGTACAGAAACCTGATTGCAGAAATGGCACGGCGCGGCATTACCGCCGACGACATTTCGCGAGTTATCGGAAAAAGTGTCCGCACGGCAAGAGACAAGCTGAATGGTAAGTATCCGTTCTTTTTCGATGAAGCGGTCTGCATCAAGCAGGCATTCTTCTCCGGGATGGAGCTTGAGTATTTGTTCGCGGAAACACCGGAAATTGCCTAACAGAAAGGAGCAAAGCTATGACCCAAAAGAAGAAAGACCTGCTGCTCGGCATTATCCGCAAGTATATGGCAATCAAACGTATTGCCGACTGGAAAGAGCTCGCAGCAGTGCTCGGCATGAATTACCGGACGTTTCAGCGCCGAATCGCTGAACCGGAGACATTCAGCATGGGCGAGATGAACCGCATTGTGCGCTTCCTTGCTATTCCCCGCGAAGAACTCGCGGAGGTGTGGGGATGCTGAACTGGAAGCAGAAATGTACTCGCGGAGCAGCGCGTCAGAAAGCGTCTGACACGCGAGTTGCGGACGCGCTGAATAGCAAAGTAAAGCCGGTTATGCAGCCGAACGCATGCAAGATTAGTGTGGGAGGGGTAAATGAACAGAAGAAAGTATAAGATTATTTACCCCTCATTTGAAAAATGGCTGCGAGACCACAACATGAGCGTTACAGAGCTTGCCCATTCACTAAATATGGTGGATAACGGCCTGTATGAAATCTTGTATGGTTTTCGTCAGCCGAGAATGAACACCATTCGCAAAATGTTGGCCTTCACCGGGTTGACGTTCGAAGAACTGTTTAAGGAGGAAAAATAGGTGTTTACAAAATGAATCGCATCAACGGAATCATTGCCGGCCTGTCATTCCTCGGTCTGCTGTCTGCCACAGGTTACGCTGAACTCGACAAGCTGTCGATGGGCGGTTATACAGTTCTGGCAGCACTGCTGTTGGGCGTTATGCTTATCAGCGTGCGCAGCGCTGTCAAGCACTACTATGAGGGCGACTGAATGTGGACGAAGAAGAAAGAATCCGATATTCTGTCGCAGATGGCATCGGATGCACGAGTGTGCGATGCGGACAAGAGCAAAGCCGAACCTGTTTTGCAGCCGGGCGCACGGTTTATCAGTGTTATGTCGGAAAGAGGTGAGAAGAATGTTAGTGAAGATCAACGGGATTCCGTTTAACCCGGAAAGCGTGCTGCGGTTCGCACCGCGGAAGAAGGGCAGAATGAAATTTGAGCCGGACGATATATGTACGCTGTCCATGATGGCGGCGCAGGCAGATTACGTTGAAAAGTGCGGATTCAAGACTTGGACTGTTGACAAGATGGGTTGGCGGTTTATGCTCTGGAAAGACGAGTTCGGCAACACGTTCCCACAGTGCTTTGCACCGCTCAGTGGGAATTTGGAGATGCCGGAACGGGCATGAGAAAAGCCGCTGACGGGTGGTAGGATACCCAATCAGCGGCATGCAAAAACATTACACGGTGATTATAGCACCGGACGGAGGAAAAAGCAATGGTAAAAGACAAGAAGTTATTCCACGAACTGCTCGACATTGTGCTCGACAAAGAGCCGGAGAGCGGCGCGGACATGAACGTTTCCAGTTTGAAGTGCACCGCTTCGGTTTGGCTGATGAATGTCGATGACGGTAAGGTTATCGGAGTAAAGGAATATTATACTCGCGTTGGTGATGAAACATGGGCGAAAACGAAAGACGGGAAAATGAAAATCGTGCGTGACGAGGACGTTTTGGAGGCGCTGCACAATGCGTGATACACTGACCGGCTGCCCCGAGCGGGCGTTAGAGCCGCCGGAACATACTATGCCGATCGCAGACCGCTGCTGCATTTGCAAAGAGCACATTTACGTTGGAGAGGTCTACTTTGACTTCGATGGCGATGCAGTCCATGAGGATTGCGTAAGTGATTACGTCAAACGATTCAGGAGGTTCGCAAGTGAATCTGACTAACGCAAACTACTACTCTCTCGAAGCAAACCGCGAGTTCATGAGCGTTTCACAGCTCAAGTCGTTTCTCAAGTGTGAGGCGGCGGCTATGGCTGAGCTCCGAGGCGAGTACACCCGCCCGACGACGACCGCTCTACTCGTTGGTTCGTTCGTGGACGCATGGTTCGAGGGTACGCTCGACCAGTTTCAGCAGGAACACCCGGAAATCTTTAAGAGGGATGGAAGCCTGAAAGCCGATTATGTGCAGGCGACACGCATTATCCAGCGTGTGGGCGAGGACAAACTGTTCATGGAGTATATGAGCGGTGAGAAACAGGTTATCCGAACCGGTGAGGTGTACGGTGTGCCGTTCAAAATCAAGATGGACAGTTACTTCCCCGGTGAGAAGATTGTAGACCTAAAGTGCATGAGAACGATGGAGCCTATCATGGGCAAGAACTTCGTCGAGCATTGGGGCTACGACATTCAGGGTGCTATCTATCGTGAGGTAGAGGGCAACGGACTGCCGTTTTATCTGGCGGTAGTAACCAAAGAAGAAGCAACCGACCTCGAAGTGCTGAGTGTTCCGCATGAACACCTCAATCAAGTGATGTGGGACTTGAAGCCCAAAATCGAGCGAGCGGCACTCGTAAAATCCGGTAAGGTAAAGGCCGAACGCTGCGGCGTTTGTCCGTACTGCCGCAAGACAAAAATCCTGACAGAACCGATTGACTTTGAGTTCGCAGGGCTGAGCAACGACGAAATCAAAGCAAGAAAAGGAGAATGGTAAAAATGGCAAGCGCATTGATCTACTGCCCATCTGGTGGCGGTAAGACAGTAAACAGCACGCGAGTGCTGACCCGTGAACGTGGACGTAATCTGCTGCTGTGCTCGGATAATTCGAGCATCGTACTGGGCAACTTCGATCGCCCGAACCTCGATATTCAGACGGTGAAGCACTGGCTGAACAAGGATAAGACCGGCGTAGCACAGAAATGCTTCCACGATCAGTTTGATTCTGCGGTTGAGAGCAAGAAGTACGACAACATCATTGTAGACAATATCAGCGATTTGTTCGATATGAGCATTCTGGAGCTCAAGGACAGCGGCAAGTTTAATGACAACCGTCAGGCATATCAGGCTGTCTACGAGGGCATTAAGCGTCTTGTGCGTAAGGCGGGACAGCTTGATTGTGACGTTATCTTGACTGCTTGGGCAGAGCAACAGCAGATTGTTCTGCCGACCGGTAAACAGGCTATGAGAATTACGCCGAAACTGCCGCTGAAAATCCTCGATAACGTCTGCGGCCTTGTAAATATCGTGGCGTACATCAACACGGCTACTAAGCCGGACGGCACGCCCGGTTGGTATTACATTACCGAGGGTAAGCCGACACTGTATGCAAAAGACCAGATTGCCTGTCGCAAGACCTGTATGCCGGAGGATATTTTCCAGCCGAAAAAGGAGGATAAGAAGTGAAAGAGAAGTTTTTAACCCTCTGCCGTGAGAACATTCACCGCGAGGGCATTGACAAGCTGCTTGCATGGCTCGAAAAGAGTGATTTTTTCACTGCGCCTGCAAGCACCCGTTTCCATGGTGCGCATGAGGGCGGGCTCGTAGAGCACTCGCTGAATGTGTATGAGCAGTTGGTGAACGGCAATCCGACTGAAACGACCGCTATTGTATCTCTGTTCCATGACCTGTGCAAGACCGATTACTACACGGTCAGCACGCGCAACGTCAAGGAAAACGGCGTATGGGTGCAGAAACCGTATTACACGGTTGACGATAAGTTCCCGTATGGGCACGGAGAGAAGTCGGTGTTCATGATCGAGCGTTTTATGTGCCTGACGAACGAAGAAGCATTCGCTATTCGTTTCCATATGGGCGAATACAGTGACCCGAACACCGGCAAGGCATTTGAAAAGTATCCGCTTGCGCTCCTGCTGCATCAAGCGGACGAGAGAGCAACATTTATGATGGAGGCAAGAAACAATGATTAACTGGAATTTCAATGAGAATGAAGTAGAGGAACGCTCCTTTGAGGTAGTGCCGGTGGGCAAGCACCGTGTCCGCGTGGAGAGCGCGGAGGAAACCAAGTCCAGCAAGGGCAACGATATGATTAAGGTTGTGATGCAGGTTAGCGGCATGGCTGCAAAGCTGTTTCATTACATCGTGTTCATGCCGGATAACACGCAGCTCACCAACACCAAGCTGGCGGAGTTCTGGGATTCGTTCGGCATCCCGAAGGGCAATCTGAGCACCGGCTCGTGGGTTGGCAAGATCGGCGCGTGCAAGGTTAAGCACGAGGAATACAACGGTGAGCCGTCCGCAAAGGTTTCCTACTTCCTGCGTAAGAAAGATCAGGATGCACTTCCTGCATGGCAGGAACCCAAGGGCATTGCATCCGTTTCTGGCGCGCCGAACGTCAGCGCAGAAGATTTCGTGGATGCTGACGGCGGTGAGAATCCGTTCGCGTAAACCGTTTAGCCCATGGAAATCAAATTACGCGACTACCAGAAAGAATGCATTGCATCCCTGCCGAACAAGGGTGCAGTTATGTGCCAAATGGCAACGGGTTTGGGTAAGACGGCTACGTTTTCCCAAATCCCGCGCCGTGGGCGCGTACTGCTCCTGTCACACCGCGAAGAACTCGTAGAGCAGCCGAGAAAATACTATGATTGCTCTTACGGTATCGAGCGGGCGGCGTTCCACTCGAACGGCGAGGAAGTTGTATCTGCCTCTGTGCAGTCCATTGCGCGACGGCTTAACCGGTTTGCGCCGGACGAGTTCGACATGATCGTAACCGATGAATGTCATCATGCAGGAACAGCTACATACCGTAAAATCTTCGAGCACTTCACGCCGCGCCTGCACGTTGGCTTTACAGCCACACCGAACCGCGCAGACAACGTTCGTTTGGACGATGTCTATTCAGACATTGTGTTCGAGCGAGACTTGCGATGGGGTATTGAGAACGGCTGGCTCAGTCCGATTAAGTGCCTGCGAGTAAACATCGAGTATGATTTGTCAGGCGTGGCAAAACGTATGGGCGATTACGCTCCCAAAGAACTGGGACAGGCAATGAACAAAGCCGAGTGTCACAATGCAATCGCTCAAGCGTACAAACAGTTCGCAAAAGGTGCTACGCTTATCTTTGCAGCCTCGGTAGAGTGCTGTGAGGAAATCGCAAAGCGCATTCCGGGTGCGGTAGTCGTAACCGGAGAGACGCGAAATCGCAAGGAAATAATCGAGGCATTCACCCACAGAGAGATACCGTGCATTGTGAATTGTATGGTATTCACCGAGGGCACGGACATTCCACTCGTAGAAACCGTCATTATGGCACGTCCTACGCAGTCTGACGCTTTGTATACGCAAATGGTCGGGCGTGGCCTGCGGTTATCACCGGGCAAGGAAGAGCTGCTACTCATTGATTGTGTGGGCGTATCGTCCACCCGTGACCTGTGCTGTGCTCCTACGCTGCTCGGTATTGACCCGCCGGACGGCGACGCAACACCGTGGGAAAACGAGATTCCGGAGGATTTGTTCGCTCTGCCGGATATGATTGCAAAAGCAGCAGACACACCGCGTAACTGGATACGCAACGTAAAGATACTAGATATTTGGGCGCGAAAGCAGCATTATCGAACTCACAATATCAACTTTTTCAAAATGCCGGACGGCAGTTTGATTTTGAGTTTGAAAAAGAAGAAGTACAAAATCCCAGCGGCCGATAAACTCGGCAGAACCGTTGTAAACGGTAAGTGTATGACCATGCAAAAGGCAATGGATTATCTCTATCTGCATTTGCAGGAGGCGCACGCAGACGAGCGGCATATTTGGGATTTGACGCTTGCTAAGAGGTGGGGTGCTTACAGCGCCACTGAGAAGCAGAAACAGCTTGTAGCACGAATGCTACACGGGCAGATTGACGTTGAAAAGCTGACGAAGTTGGAGGCATCTCAAATTTTGAACAGGATGTTTTGCAAATGAAGTTTTCTGAGTTGAAGAAGTCCGTCGAGCATCATCCTGATGGGCTGAGCGAAAAAGAAGAACTGGCGTGGCGGTGCATGAACTATCTGAATGCTTTGTATCAGTTCAAGCACATTGATGCAAAGCAGGTAAAGCAAGAACTCGCTGAAATCGAATATTTGTTCATGCACAGTTTAACGCCGCATGAGAAGGTTATGCAGGAAGTCTGCGAGGGCGGGAGCGTCCTGAGTGTCGCTTATCACCTCATGGCTGCGCAGCCTGACCGTGAGACATGGCAGGGTGCTATGGGAAAGCTGCTCCGCATGGCAGACGAGGAGGCAATAAGTGAAATTGCGAACAAGTAAAAAGACAATATTCGTTCATCCGAACGGATACTTTGAGGTAGTCGAAATATCCGGTGTGAACCTCATGGGTGATACATTCCATTATCGCGAGGCGTTTTATACGCCGAACCGCGACAGGCGGGAAGTGGCTCGTGAGGAAGATTTACCGACCCATTTTGCACGCATGGGGCATTTGGGATCCGGTGATTGCAAACTCCGCAAAGCGTATCGGCTGAGCGCCGAAGAACAGAAGCATATTTGCAGCATGTATCAAAACGGTATGAGCACTGCAAATATTGCTCAACAGATGGGTTGCAGCGTGCAGACCGTTCGAAACGTAACCAAAGACCTGCGAGAGCCAAAAATGGTTCGGATGTGGTCGGAAGTTGATAAAGCAAAGGCACGCGAAATGTGGTTCGACGGTTGCAGTTTTTCACGGATTGGAAGGGCGCTTGACCGAAATCCGTCCAGCGTAAGAGATATGTTGCAGAGGGAGTTGAAGCTGCATGGTCAGTGAAAAGATTTTGGGGGCGGATGAGGATGCATGTGGATAGACGGTGTATGAATTGCAAGTGGCACTACGAGGAAGTGTGCTGCAACGGTGACAGAGAGCACCGGGCAGATTTTATGGACGCGGAAAGCAGATACGAGGAATGGGAGGAACAGAATGCGACGCAAGGTTAGAATTTTTATGGCAGTTGACTGTACGGCGCTTGAAGATAAGATTAACGCTTTTGCGGATCGGCATGAAATAGAAAACGTTTCAATCTCAGTACGTAACCATGATGTTGGTTATTTTTACCATTACACTTGCGTGATGTATCAAGAGAGGGAGGAAAATGAACGCGGCTAAAGTGTTGGTACGGCATCCACGAGCCAAGCGGAGAAAGCATTATTCCGGCGGTTGATGAGTGCTGGCTGAAAAAGTGCAAGTATTGCAATCGGTATATTCTGCACGGCGTAGGCTGCTCGGTTGATGTTTCCAAAAGGAAAGCAATGAAGCTGAGAGATGAGATTTACCGAGAGTTAGGAGAATTGAAATTAGGGAGGGTTAGGAATGGCTGAATACATCACGAAAAAGGCCGCGATTAACGCGGTAGAAAGCGCCCTATCGAACTGTTCCAGAGCGAGTGGGAAGAAATCGAAGAAGCGATTGACGCTGCGCCTACCGCCGACGTTGTGCCGGTGGTGCATGGGTGGTGGAACGCAACCGAAACTTGCTCATTGTGCGGAGAGAAGTCAACGGAAGGACTGGACGCAACGACGTGGAACTATTGGCTCCCTAACTACTGCCCCCACTGCGGCGCAAGGATGGACGGAGGTGAAGTTGATGAGCCTTGAAATTGTTCCTATCGGACTGAAAGGTGCAAGAGCGTATGTTGCGCACTATCACAGGCACAATATTGCTCCGGTAAGTGGAAAATTTGCAATCGCTGTCATGGACGATGATGATTTGCATGGTGTGGCTATTTGCGGTAGACCAGTTTCCCGACACCTTGACGATGGCCGAACGCTTGAAATCTATCGTAACTGTACGGATGGCACTCGGAACGCCTGCTCTAAGTTGCATGGAGCCTGTTTGCGGATTGCGCGAAACATGGGGTATCACCGTGTTATTACTTACACACTGGAAAGCGAAAATGGAGCAAGCCTGAAAGCAAGCAATTTTGTTTGTGAAGGAGAAGCAGGCGGCAAGGCGTGGACCGGAAGCCGAAAAAGGGAATATTACGTTAGTCCGCCCGAAAATAAAAGACGTTGGGTATATTACTTGAACGGAGGTGCGGACAATGATTGAACTGAAACCTTGCCCGTTCTGCGGCGGTAAAGCTCGCCTGTTTGTAAGCAACGGCGTGAGAGTGCTCTGCACCAAATGCGGTGCAACCACATGGACTGCAGCCGACAGCGAGCGCGTCGGAACGAGTGTGGTTGAGGATGTAATTAAGGCATGGAATAGGTGGAAAAAAACAACTATGGTGTTTAAGAAAGACGACAAGGTGTACGGCAGCATTGAGCCGGTGGTCGGTGAGCATTGCCAAAAACGGCGGTATTGCTTTAATTGTGTGTTATATCGCAAGAGAGGTACGAAATGCTGCGAAGAATACGCGAATGAAAATCCGGAGGAGGTGGCGCACTTACTCGACTTTGAAGTGATTGACGACACCCAAAACATTGCCAAGGTAGTCGAGAAGTACGGCGAGGACGTGAAGCCCGACCCGGTAAACCACCCGGCGCACTACACGTCCGGCGGTATCGAGTGCATCGACGCGATGCAGGCGGCGTTTGGCGCAGAGGCGGTAAAGGACTTTTGCCTGTGCAATGCTTTCAAATATTTGTGGCGACACCGTCAGAAGAACGGCGTGGAGGACTTAAAGAAAGCACGGTGGTATCTGAACCGGCTGATTCGAGAGATGGAGGTAGAAGAATGAAGTACAGAAAGAAACCCGTCGTAATTGAGGCCGTCCGGTGAACGGGTGACAACGGGAAAGAAATTGAGGCGTTTTGTGGAGCTGGCGTTATGTTCGGAACCATTTACGAACCCGACCCTGTTTGCGTTGCGTGCATTTGCACTCCTGAGGGGAAGATGTACACACGTCCCGGCGACTACATCATCAAGGGCGTAAACGGAGAGCTTTACCCCTGTAAGCCGGATGTGTTCGCAAAGACGTATGAGAGGGTGGAAGAATGACCATTGCTGAAATCGCCGCTCAGATGGGCGTTACACCGGAAACACTGGTGCAGGAGGTTGTGGCACAGGGAACGGCAAAGGCAACTGTGTTTGTCGTGTTTGGCGCGTTTATGATAATCCTTGCAATCGTTTCAATGATTTTTGGTTTTACCCGCGATGATACCGTGTGGGGTTTGCTGGCTGTGACTTCGTTGATGTTTGGCGCGTTCTTGCTAATTGCTGATTCACCCAACTTGATTGCATGGAAAACCGCGCCGCAGACCACGGCAAACCAGTACATTGTTGAACATTATGGAGGTGGACAGGAATGAAGAAAACAATTTTAACTCTGCTGGTAGCTATGATGGCTCTGATGTTTTCTGGGTGCGCTGGCTGCGATCGCGTGGCTAAGAGCATCGGCAGTGATGTGTCTGGCGGGCTGCATCGCACAGTAACGGTATACAGCAACACCGGAGAGAAGATCAAAGAATGGAACGGCAAGTTTGATGTTTCCGAGAACGATAAACGCGTCATTATTCATGGCGGCATCGTAATTGACGAGGAGGACTAAAAATGACACCAACTGTTGTATTTGATTTTGACGGCGTTATTCACAGTTATACTTCCGGGTGGAAGGGGAAAACGGTTATTCCCGACCCGCCGGTGCAGGGAATTCGTGAGGCAATTAACGACATTCGGAAATTGTACCGGGTAGTTGTTGTATCGACCCGCTGCGATACACCAGACGGCATTATGGCCGTAAAGGAATATCTGGCCAAGCACGACATTGTTGTTGACGATGTGATGAAGGAAAAACCGCCTGCAATTGTGTATATTGACGACCGAGCTATTTGTTTTGACGGAAATCCGCACGGATTACTCGATAAAATCACGGCATTTGAACCATGGACGGCAAAAGCGATGAGGAGAATGAAAAATGACGATTGATGAAGCTATTAGGTACACAGATATGCTTGCGAATGATGCAAGCACGGTCCGGGAAATCCATATGGTGGAAATCCAGAGGCTTAACATGCTGTGCGCGAAGGCGCTGCGGCAGGTGAAGAAGATGAACGAGAATGCCGGAATCAGTGCAACACCAGTACAGGACACATGGCAGGAGCGCATGAAGCAAGAGTACCGCGAGACGAAGGAACGCTATGAGAAGTTGCATAGGATGGTGACGAAGTACGAAGCGGGCGTACTCGAGTTTACGCCGAACTGCTCCATCGACCTGTTAAAGCAGCAGAAGCGCCACATGGGTGAATACCTGCACGATCTGGAAATCCGTGCGGAGATTGAGGGAGTGAACCTGTATGATTGACCTGCACAAACTGGACAAGTTCCGGCTGAAAGACAGAGAACGCGAGCTTTACGGCTGCACCGGCGACAGCGGAAACGGTGTTTTCAAGGTGTATGTCGGCGGCAAGTCGTTCCGCGTGATTGCAAGCAACGGCATGGGATGGGAGCACGTCAGCGTTTCGCCCGGCGCTGCGCAGCGCAAGTGCTGCCCGACGTGGGACGAGATGTGTGCGATTAAGGATATGTTTTTCGGCGAGGACGAGCGCGTTATGCAGTTACACCTGCCTAAGTCGGAGTATATCAACCAGCATCCGTTCTGCCTGCACCTGTGGAAACCGATAGATACGGAGATTCCGCACCCGCCGATGATTTGTGTTTGAGGGAGGAAAACGATGAACGTAGTAAGTGCAGATGTTGGAAAGCTCGTGGAAGAAGGAACACCATGATTAAATTCGAACACCCCGAAGTATGGGGATGGGAGCACGCAATCCGAGGGATGCGTAATCCCTTAAACAGTTGGGATAAGTCGGATAGTGGATGGTGCACAGAGAACGCTCCTGTGATTCAGTGCAAAAACTGTATGTATTACGACAATCATTACGATGATTGCGCAGCACCGGATATCGACACAAGAGTTTTTGTCATCGGCTACAACGACCTCTCCCTCATGCGCCGCCTTATCCGCGCTGGTTCGTCGCACAGGAAGTTCTTACGGCAGATTTTCGTATCGGTTGACATTACTGCGCCACTGTACTGGTGGAAGGAGTTCGATACGTACAAGGTGGGCACAACCGCGAATAGCTGCTCCACCATGCATAAGATTACGGCAAAGGAATTTACGCTGGATGATTTCAGCCATGAGCATCTGATTCCTCGCGCGTTGAATACGCTTCAAGCAACCGTAGATGCGTTAAACGCATACAGGAGCGATTACATCCAGACCAAGGATAAAATCGCATGGTGGCAGATCATTCAACTGCTCCCGCAGTCCTACAACCAGCGGAGAACAGTTACACTGACTTACGAAAACCTGCTGAACATGGTCAGTCAGCGCCGAGGGCACAAGCTGGACGAATGGCACGATTTTTGCGACTGGGTATTTACCCTGCCGTATGCCGAGAAATTGTTAAAGGAGGGATTGAAGTGGCACCAAACGAATATCAGCGCAAGGCAATGCGAACTGCAACAGGCAAATGCTACGACGCAACAAACGCTGCACTTGGTATCGCCGGAGAGGCCGGAGAGGTAGCCGACGAAGTGAAGAAGTCCACGTTTCAAGGGCACGATTGGAACCCGTCCAGAGTTGTTGAAGAACTGGGCGATGTGCTCTGGTACGTTGCCCTCATGGCCGACTTGCTCAATGTGTCGCTGGAGCACGTTATGCAGACCAATATCGAGAAGCTGGAACGACGGTACCCTGACGGATTTTCTAACGAGGCGAGCGTGAACCGGAGTGAGTGAAAGGTTTACGCTGAGTGAAAGTTTTGCGCTGAGTGAAAGTTTTGCGCTTAGTGAATACTCAGTGGAAATGAAACGCTACTTGCAAGAAATCCGGCGCTATGCACATTGGAGGTACGGCAATGAAGAAAAAGAGAGTAAATCCTCGGCGGAAACCCGCAACGCAGGCTGACGTAGAGAAAGCCAAGCGGCAGGCGCAAACGCACGCAATCAACATGGTATGGGCGGTGTTTTTTACCGCCCTGCGTGACAAAGAGGGCTACGGCTACACACGGCTCCGGCGGGTCTGGGATGAGGTGAATTACATTTCGGACAGCATCGACAAGGGCTACGTTAAGTTGGATGACCTCGTAAACGAACTCGCAGAATATGGGATTACATTAAAATGAATCAGACGAGAGCAAATCAAATTAGAGGCAAATCACTGGAAACCCAGCTCGACCGCCTGTGCGAACGGGTGAACGCAATGGGCTACCACGCACACAAGAACCACCCGAAGCGGTTAGGCAACGGAACACGAGTGCAAGGCGAACCGTTTGACTACGAAATTCTGTTGCCGAACTGGCACGCCTGCTTTGATGCAAAGGAATGCCACGATACAAAGTGGCATATGCAGAAAAAGGACATTATCCAGACGGAAAACCTCAAACACTGCAAAAATGCAGGCTGTGAGGCGTTCTTTTTGATTTACTTCTTCCCCATCAAACAGCTTGTAAGAGTGGATGTAGATGAAGTAATTCGCGTACTCGAAAGCGGTTCGAAGAGCATAGACGCAGCGAAAGGAGGTGAGTTTAACATTGGACTTATCATTGATAAAGCAGCGAATGAGCTGCATTGATTATGCAAAAATCAGCGGTATTCCGATCAGCAAGGCGGGAGACCGCTGTGCGTCGCCTATCCGCAGCGGAGCGGATAACCGAACTGCGTTCGTCGTCTACGAGGATTTCTGGTATGACTTCGTTGCGCAGCTCGGAGGAGACGTAATCGACCTGTGCGCCCTCAAGCAGTTCGACGGAAACCGAGGCGCGGCCATCTCGCACCTCGCACGTTTAACCGGAGTCGAGAACGAACAGAACGCAAAGTGGGTAGATTATACACAAAACCTGTGCAACTCTGTGGAAAAGTGGCACAAGGCGCTTTCTGCTCCACACAGTGATTACCTGCACCGGCGCGGTATATTGCAAAGCACGATCGACGAGTTGAAAATCGGCACAAAAGGCAATAGAATCGTTATTCCGTACTGGAAAAACGGTTATATCTGCTACTATATCAGCCGTAAAGACCCGGACGACAAGTCAGACAGCCCGAAGTACGTCAAAGCAAAACTGGACGGCTCGAACGAGAACATTCCGTGGGGATTGCCAACGCTCAAAGCCGGACAACCGCTCTACATCGCAGAGGGAGCATTCGATGCACTCTCCATCTACCAAGAGGGCAAGAGCGTCCTCGCAACTATGGGAGGGCATTTCAGCAAGCCGCAGCTTGAGCAGGTACGCAAAGCCGCTGAGGCTGCATCCGAAGTCGTGCTCACGTTCGATAATGACGAAGCAGGACGTAGCTTTACAAAAGCACTCGGAGAATTCCTGCTCAATCACCGCATCCGGTTCTCGACTTTAATCATCCCGAGCCGCTACAAGGACGTATCGGAACACTACGAGGCAGAGGGACGACTCCCAGAGAAAATGCAAGATGGAATTGAGTTTCTTGCAAAATCGTTCGGAGAAGATGAATGGGACGACTTCAAAGCGTTCGCTTACAAAGCGGGACGAGTGCTCGATAAAAGCTCTATCTCGCAGTTGTTCTCCAAGGTGCAGCAGTTCGATCATTCCGCCTTGAAAGACCTCAAAAGTGATGTTACCTCATGCCCGGCAGAGGGCAAGATCGTAAGCGAGATTAGAGACGACCTGCTCTATCATCCGTCCGTCGGGTTCTTCACCTACGACGGCGCAAGGTGGGCGCGTATAAGTGACGAGGAAGTCAAGGCACGCATAGCAAAGGCGTTAGGGCGCTTTAAGAGCGGTTCTAAGTGTAATAGTATACTTACCCTCCTCAAAGCCGAAACAGCGCGTGTCGTCGAATTTAACCGCCAGAACAAGGTGAATTTCATCAACGGCACACTCAACCTCGATACGTTAGAGTTTTCGAGCGAACATAATCCGAATGATTTTCTGGCCTACTGCATGAAGTATCCGTACAAACCGGGTAAATATTACAGCCCGTGGTCAGACTTCATCGAGGACATTATGAACGGCGATGAACGCAAGCAATCCCTCATGCAGGAAGCAGCCGGATACGTTCTGTTCCCGAACAACGAGTTTCAGAGGTGCTTTGTTTTAATCGGTTCGGGTGCAAACGGAAAATCGGTATTTATGAACATTTTAACCGCTATTTTCGGAGAAGAGAATGTATCTAACATTGAAATGAGCGCGTTCGCAAAGGACTTTCAGGTTATCCACCTTATGAACAGCCTTATTAACATTTCGTCGGAAACAAAGAGCAATATCGCCGGAGCAGAGAGCGTATTCAAACAAATCGTAGCCGGTGACATGGTTTCCTCGTGTTACAAAGGCAAGGACATGATCTCGTTCAGACCGCGTTCAAAGCTGTTTATCGCCTGCAACGAGTACATGAAGAGCAAGGACACGACCGAGGGCTATCTCAGACGACTTTGTTTCATCAAGTTCCCGATGCACTACACGGATAATCCGACGCAGCCGAACGACCGACCGATCAACCGAAACCTCGAGAAGGACTTCATGCAGCACCTGACCGAGATTTTCAACTGGGTGCTCGACGGGTACCGCGCACTTCGCACTGACTGCGAATTCACAGCGACCGATGAGCAGTCCGGCATTGTCAGCGAGTACAAGGAGGTTATCAATCCGTTGATCAGCTTTGTAAAGGACTATGAGCTCGACGGAGACTACGCCTCGAACGATGAGTTTTATCGGGATTACACGGTATGGTGTGAGCAGTGCGGACACAAGGCGAGAACGAAGCAGAGCTTTCTCAGAGCTGTGCCCGAAATTTTACGCGAGTACCGTAACGACATAGACAAACCTGTTACCGCTTTCAGGGTAAATGGCGTGGTTATGCGTGGAATTCGACGTAAGGTAACAGTTGAGGAAACAGTTGAGCAAATGAAACTGTAAACTGTTATTGAAACTTTTTTGAGCGCTTAAAGCCTTTATTTCTTCTTTTCTCTTATTATTATTTATTTTGTAAC